ACGCCGAGATCCGTTTTGCATATGTTACCCCGCAAAAGGTGGGCGTCTATAAACTGGAGGACCCGCATAGTCACTTAAGCCGCGTGGTTAGCATAGCGCAATCGATCGAGCGTTTCTTGTCGCTATCTGCTGATGGCGAAGTGCTGACCCGTTCGCTCTCCCCTGACTTTGATAGTTTTTATTGGAACGATCCCGGGGCCCGCACGGCCGCCGAACAGATCTGGGGCTTGGCTCCTGAAGGCCCTGTCGCAGGCCAGTAAGCGGCAACCAAAATAAAGAGGAAATAGGATTATGGGTTTTATGACAATTCCGTCGGCTGGCGGAGATTTTAAGGTATTCATTTCGTTCAACGCTAAAGCAGGGCGCTGGTACACCAAGCGTGACGGCCAGGACGAACCGCAGTTCGAGGTCGCCGATATGACGGCGGTGTTTGATATGCCTGGCCTTAAAACTGGCTGGTTTAAGTTTGCTGCAGGCGTCGCGCCTGAAAAGGTTATGGATTCCTCGTTTACGGCGGCAGCTGGCAATCCTGGCCAAGACTTCAAGCGCGGCTTTGTCCTTGATCTGTTCAGCGAGAAAAACCTGCTTGGGGTGCGTGAATTCTCATCGACTGCAAGCATCGTCATCGATGCTATGAATAGTCTTTATGACGCTTGGACTTCTGCGCCTGAAGCCGCCTTGGGTAAGCTTCCTGTTGTGCGCTGCGTCGGGGTCACGCCGGTCACCAATAAGCACGGCACAAACTACCAGCCGCAGTTTGAAATCGTGGGCTGGACCGACAGGCCAACCGCGTTCGGGGATCCAGGCCTGATCGCCAACGCTCCACCTGCGGTAGCTGCAACGCTGCCTGCATCAACGGCGCCGACGGGGCACATTTTGCCTCCTGTGACGCCAGTCGCAGCGACTTCAGCGCAAGCAGGCGCCCCTTTGTTCTGATCAGGTGAATGCCGGGCTGCTGTGTAGCCCGGCGTCACCCAAGTCCGATCTTACTTGGATCTCAATCTGTCCCCCTTGTTTAGAAAGTGGTCCTGGCCGCCATGGCGCGTCGCATTGAAACCGGCAGCATCGATATCGACGCGATTAAGGACCAGTTCCCGCTGGCCGATGAAATCCGCCGGCATCTTGTGCTTAAGCACCGCGGCCAGACGCTTGTCGGCCTTTGCCCGTTCCATATGGAACGCACGCCGTCGTTTACTGTGTATCCGCAGGACCAGCGATATAATTGCTTCGGCTGCGGAGCAAATGGCGATGTATTCGATTTTTTGGAAGCCAAGGTTGGTCTCGATTTAGGGGCCGCAGCCGAGCACCTAACGGGCGGAATGATGCCCGTCCTGTCCGACGCTCGCGTCAATGAACTCAAGGAGAGGCAGGCACGTTTTGAGGCAGAGCAGGCCGCGCGCCGAAAGACCGCCGCTGAGCAAATGCGTCTGCGCTGGGCAGCGGCGGATCCAGGCTACTCATCCCATCCCTATCTGACGGCCAAGGGCATTGGCCCCAATGGTACGCGGCTCGATCGTGAGCACGTCCTGGTGCCGCTGTTCGATACCGATGGTGTGCTTAAATCTTTGCAGTCGATTGATCCTGCCGGCCATAAGCTATTTGAAGCCGATCTTCCGGTGGCAGGCGCGATGTTCATCATCGGACCGCCGGTCACAGCGGCAGCCGCGCCGGTCTTAGTTTGTGAAGGTTTCGCCACTGGCGCTTCCTTGCATGAAGCCACCGGCCGGAGCGTCATCGTCACCTTCAATGCCGGCAACCTAGCTAAAGTCGCTGAGCAGCTTGTGTCAGCCTATCCCAAGTCCCGTTGGCTGGTCGCCGGTGACGATGACCGGGGCAAGCCTAATAATGTCGGCCGTGATGCAGCAGTCCAAGCCGCGCGCATCTTGCGCTGTGATGCGGTCTTTCCGATTTTCAGGCAAGGGGCCGACGGGACAGATTTTAACGATATGGCTGCGCTGTCTGGCATAGATGCGGTCAGGACGCTGCTGGATGCAGGCAGTGCAGCCAGTGATATCGTCACCGGTCCGGACGTCTTTGATACCCTGAGCCTTGATGAGATCGACAACATGCCGCCACCAAGCTGGCGGATCGATGGCCTGATCCCATCGCACGGCCTGGTGCTGCTCTATGGCCGGCCAGGGGAGCATAAGACGTTTATCGCGCTCGATATGGTGCTGCGGGTTGCATATGGTCTTGGCTGGCATGGAAAGTCCACCAAGCAAACCGGCGTTCTTTATATAGCCGGCGAAGGCAAATACGGCATTGGTCAGCGGATCAAGGGCTGGCGCCGCGAGCATAGGTTGGACCGCGTCGATGCGCCGTTTAAGCTGCTGCCTCTTGCCGTCCGTATGCTAGATCCTACCAGCATTGAGAAACTGAAGCGAACAATCGACCAAGTACGCACCGAGGTCGATTTTGCCATCGGGTTGGTTGTGATCGATACCGTGTCGCGCTCGATCCCGGGCGAAAATGAGAACAGCCAGGAAGCCATGTCGCTGTTTATCGACGGCTGCGCCGACCTTCAGCAGCATTGCTCTGGCAGCGTGATCGGCGTCCACCATTCGGGCAAGGAACTCGACCGCGGCATGCGCGGCTCGACTGTGCTTTTGGGTGGCTGCGATACCTCGATCCGGGTCGCCAAAGAGGAAGATATCACGACGCTCTGTGTTGAAAAGCAGAAGGACGGCGAAGAACTCAATGATCTGCATTTTACAATGAAGGTTGTTGACCTAACAGTCGGACTTGGCCCTGAGCAAAATACGCTCGTGCCAGTGCTAGGCGCAGGTGTAATTCCGTTAGACGACAAGCGCTTAAGTTGGCACCATATCCGTGAGATATTCCAAGCGATTGACGAAGCTTGGCGTACAGGATCACCTTGGTCTGTATTTCCGCATGCAAGGCGCAAGGGCCGGTTTGCGGTCGACCTTATTTCTGAAAAATATGGGGTAAGCAAGCGCGAGGCTGAGACCTCTATTAGCAAGTGGCAGCAGCATGGCTACCTCGTCACAGAGGCTGGAAAATTCCACGGCAAGGCCACAGGGCTCAGGGTCGTGAAGTATCTGGAGCCTGTCCAATGAGCTATAAAACCTCTTTGTCGCAAGCTGTCGGAAGCACGGATTTGCGTCAGTCGCAAGCCAGTCGGAAGGCGTCGGAAGCACGGTCGCAAGCTGTCGGAACGCGCAGTCGCTTCCCCCCCATACCCCCTAAGGGCTTCCGACTGCGCTTCAGGCGCGTCGGCAGCCTTGATTTTAGCATAGAAAGGAGGTTGCCATGAAGGGCGCACCACCTACCCGTCATAGTCAGATCAGCGATATGCAGGTCATCATCAACTGCGTCGATCAGCGCGGTCGTGAAATGGACCAGTGCTGGGGCATTGGCCGGTTGCCGATGCTTGTGCCTTTTGCGTGGGCCGAGCGCTTTCACGCACAGCAAAAACTTTTTAACGCTGCTGTGTGGGCGTTCGATCTGTGCCTTATCCGTCAGCACGGCGATGCCATGCTGCGGGCGTATGACAAGCTTGATGGACTTGCTCGTGAAATCAAGGGTGAGCCCCTGCCGGTCGACCAGTGGGAGTTTGAGACAGAGCAAGGTCTCGTCATTTTGGTGCGGGACCTGCGGGATACCGGCAGAGCCCAGTGCCATGGGCGCAAAGCTCAGGTCTGGTCACTCGATGAGATCGCCAATGTAATCCACTGCCATCCCATGATCGCTGCTGCCAAGGAAGCGTTTGTCGGCGCGCAGGTGATGAGTGTCCGGCCATCAAAGGTCGCCATTGATGCGCTCAACGATGAACTTTCGGACATTCCGTTTTGATATCGGCCGTTTTGATATCGGCCGTTCTGATGCCGGCGGTCCTGATGGATGCGCCAATGCCCCGACTCTCAACCCCAGACCGGACGACGGTGATCCGTACCGCCAAGCACAAAACCATCGCCGTCCGCACCACAAATCAACCCCGAAATGGAGAATATTCATGGATATACTGACCTTGCCTGTGCCGTCTCACAGTGCAACCTCTGATGCAAAGGCAACCACTTTAGCCTGTGGTTCCCTTGTTGCTCTTGACCTTGGCACCAATACCGGTTGGGCGCTGCGGGGCAGGGGTGATTTTATCACCAGCGGCACCGTATCGTTTAAGCCTTCCCGCTTTGATGGCGGCGGAATGCGGTTCGTGCGATTTCGGCGCTGGCTGGAGCAACTCGATAGCGATGCAGGTCCCATTGAAGCAATTTATTACGAAGAGGTTCGCCGCCATGTAGGCACCGATGCTGCCCATGTTTATGGCGGACTACAGGCGGTCCTAACCGCCTGGTGCGAGGAGCATCTGGTTGCCTACCAAGGCGTGCCTGTGGGCACGATCAAGCGGTTCATTGCAGGCAAGGGCAACGCCGACAAGGCGGCGGTCATTGCTGCTGTACAGACAAACGGCTTTGCGCCGGCTGATGACAACGAAGCCGATGCGATCGCCATCCTGCTCTGGGCGCTTGAGACCTGTGGAGGTGTGCGATGACCAGTTGGTCTATCCTTGGCCATGCCGCAAAGGTTCTCGAAGAGCGCCGCGATGATTACGGAGATCCTGCCGAGCAGTTCCAAGCGATCGCCGATCGCTGGTCGATCACCTTGGGCACGCCAGTGTTACCCGCCCAGGTTGCGTTGTGCATGATTGACCTAAAGCTTGCCCGGCTCGCCTTCGATCCGGGTCACGTCGACAGCGTGATTGATGTCATCGGCTATGCCGCCCTGCTGCGGGAGGTCCGCTCATGAGTGTTACCTCTCGGATCTATAACAGCGCCTGGCAGCGTGATGGCGAAGAACTCAAACGCGATGGCTGGCGAAGCGGCATCCTTGCCGTCTCGGTCAGCGACAAGCGGCTAACCTCGCTGGAACGTGAAGCCATCCGTGCGATTGGTGAACGGCTTTATGGAGGTTTGGATGGCACGCGGGCGTAAGCGCAAGGCTGGCAAGCGCTTGCCATGCGGTAAGCGGTCGCGCGCAGAAAACAGGAAGGATGTGATGGCGACCGCACTTGAAGCCCGCCGGCGTCATTACGGCGTATCAGCGGCGCAGGCCAAGGATGAGCGGCTTGGTTCGGCGCTTGGCCGCCTTGCATTTGCGGGGTATATCTCGGGGGATCAATATGCCGCTGGTGAGAATTACGGGGAGATTATAGCGCGTAACAGGGCTATCATGGGTCTCCCCATGGACCAGCCGCGCTCGGTGACAGGGATCTTAATCAACGAGGGTATCTTTGGCGGCGGGGCTCCTGACCCTGATCCTGAATTGGTTGCAAAGGTTCGCAAACAGGCAGCAGCAGCTATTTTGGTACTGAAGGCAGCTGATAGCGATGCGCCGGGCATTACTGGACGCAAGCCAAGCGTTTTGGTTCATGCGGCGGTTTGCCACGACGCCGATGCGCTGCATTGGGGTCCAGCAGACATGCGCCAATTGTGCCATGGTTTGGATGCATTGTGCCGACTATTCCGATTGCGATAGGGCAGTTTGTGACCAGATTCGCTCGCCTACCAAGATGGCTAACAAACTGATTTAATTGATATATTGTTTAATTTTATGTTGACGGGGCTATGCATTTGGCATAGTGTTCCGAAATTCGAGAATTAACAACTGCGCCCGGAGCCTACAGGCCTTCGGGCGCTGTTTCGTTCTAGCTGATCCAGCGCCGGTTGTAGATCTGGTAGGTTTCAGGATCGATCGATGCAGCACATTGGTGCCCAGCTCGGCATTCGGACACAGCATTGATCAAACCTGTGGTTGGGTCGGTCCGCTGCTCAATGATGTTGGAAGGCTCGCCGCAGATCGCTCCCGTATCATCAATCAGTTTTGGGCAAGCTTCGTTAGTGATAAAACGGCGATCAGACATAATCGGGCGCGTTAGCATAGGGCGTCTCCGAGGTCGAGCGGGTGTCGCTCAGCGCGTTCGTCGACTAAGGGTAGAGCCACTATGCCGCGATTGCGCCGCCAAGGGGATTATCCGGGCGGCGACGGTGCCAGACCACATCGTGCCGCTGGCCCACGGCGGATCGGACGACGACAGCAACATCCGCTGCCTCTGCGCCGAGTGCCATTCCAGGCGAACCGCGCAGCAATTCGGGCATAGCCGGACGGTCGCTGTGGGCCCCGACGGTTGGCCGGCCGAATGATCAGGCCCGGGGGGCGCCTCGAAAGTCTGGGGCTTTGGCGGGGGAAACCGCGCTTGGTCCAAAAAACGCGCAACCGCGAGTTAGCGACCGGGGGGTAAAATCAGTTTTTGGCGGCTTGAGAGCCGCTTAAAAAGCGAAGAGGCTCTTCCAACGATCTGGAATTGCCATAAATCATATCAATAGCCTTCTCTCGATTAGATTCCTGAGTGTGTTGGAGCTCCGAAAGCCCATGCCTGATTTGGGCGAAACAGCGCCGGCAAGCATCGAGAGCAAAGCTATTTTGGTCTGAAAGTCTCTCAACCAGACCACTTACGCTATTGAGCGTCTCTTCAGGAAAATCGAAAGCCGATTCGTTTCGAATGGCAGAGCTGCAATAAGACTCCATTCCATCGCGAAATTCAGAATACAATTTTCCTGCTTCACTAATTAAAAATGGGTCATCGCTTTCTCGTCCCCACAAAGTTCCCATGATAGCAAATCGCAATAATTTGTTTTCCTGATCAGGAAAAATTGCTTCGGCAAACTTGCTTGCGCCAATTAAAAAAGCGCGTTCCGTCAGAGCAGATCCTCGTATCCACTTCATATTCTCATCATCGAGTAGCGCAGACAGAACTTGTTCAACGCCCAGATCGAGTTTTGGTGTTTCGGGCAAAGCTTTCCTCCTGAACCGTCGGTTCGGTCCGCATCATAAGGCATCGATGCTGAGAAGTAAAATTGGACCAACTCGTTGATCGCCCAACAAAGCATCATGCACTGTGTCGCACATTCAGCTCAGCTGGTGAATGGTTCGATGAACGCGATGCGCAGCATGCATCTAACATCTAGGACAAACATGCAACAAAACTGGCCCGCCCAGAGCAGCGAGCTCTGGCCGATTAAAAAAATCACGCCCTATGCGCGCAACGCCCGCACGCACTCGGACGATCAGGTCGCACAAATTGCAGCCTCCATACGCGAATGGGGTTGGACCAATCCTATTCTTGTCGATGAAGCGGGTGGCCTTATTGCTGGTCATGGGCGTCTACTTGCTGCTCGCCAGCTTGGACTGACCCAAATCCCGACCATGGTGGCCAGTGGCTGGAGCGAGTCCCAAAAAAAGGCCTATGTTATCGCTGATAACAAGTTGGCACTGAACGCCGGTTGGGACCTTCAACTTTTGGCTGTCGAATTGGAGGATCTGCAAGGCCTCGACTTCGACCTAATGCTGACGGGTTTTTCGGACAATGAACTGCAAGGGTTACTTGCCCAAAGTAGTGAAGGTTTGACTGATCCCGACACCGTCCCTGATTTGCCGCAGACGCCTGTTTCAGTGCCGGGTGATGTTTGGATCATGGGCGATCATCGTCTTGTATGCGGCGATAGCACTGTCCAGACTGATGTCGACAAACTGATGCAGGGTGAGCTTGGTGATATGTTGTTCACCGATCCACCTTGGAATGTAAATTATGGCGCGGTCAAAGCAGGTAATGCGCAAGGATATAAGCCCCGTAAAATCCTGAACGATCATATGGACGAAGCCAAGTGGTACGAATTTGTAAGTGGGTTTTGTGCCTCATTTTATGTTGTCACGAAGCCCGGTGCGCTTGCTTACGTTGTCATGAGCGCTCAGGAATGGCCTGCGATCGACAAGGGGTTGCGCGAAGCTAAATTTCATTGGTCGTCGACGATCATCTGGGTGAAGGATGCGCTCGTCCTCTCGCGCAAGGACTATCACACCCAGTACGAGCCCTTATGGTATGGATGGAACGAAGACGGACCACGGATCATGCATGTGCCGGACCGCAAGCAGTCCGACATCTGGAGCATTCCTAGGCCGAGGGTCTCTGATCTGCATCCGACCACGAAACCGACGCAATTGATTGAACGTGCGCTACTGAATTCCTCGGCCCGCGGCGCTTTAGTGGTTGACCTTTTTGGAGGTTCGGGCTCGACGTTGATCGCTTGTGAACAGCAGGGCAGACGATGCCGGTTGATGGAACTTGACCCCAAATATGCCGACGTCATTGTTCAACGCTGGCAGGATTTTACGGGAAAGGACGCGGTCCATGAAGCTGATGGCCGAACGTTTAACGAAATCGCCGAAAACGAAGCTGCATCGGGGTCCGGTGAACGAGCAATAGGGTAAGCCGCTAAGGCCGGCGCCAAAATACCTGTAGCCCGTATGGTGATGCTTCCTGCATGCATAAGGTCTCGTCTCAGGCTTCATTTTAGATGTCAAAGCTTGTTTGGCGTGCGTTCAAGTGTGCGAGACACAGGAGCTTGGCAGTGAAGCCTGGAACAAAACCAAAGCCAACCCACCTCAAGCTCGTCACTGGCAATCCTGGTAAGCGCAAGCTGAACGGTAAGGAGGCCAAAGCAAAAGCATCGATACCTGCACCGCCGGTCCATCTCACCGCCGATGCGGTCGAGGAATGGAACCGGGTTGCAACGGATCTCTATAATCTGGGAGTTCTTTCCGAGATCGACCGGTCGGCCCTAGCTGCCTATGCGCAGGCCTATGGCCGCTGGGTCCAGGCGGAACGGGCAATCGCTAAGATGGCGCAGAAGGACCAATTAACAGGCGGCCTGATGATCAAGACTACCAACGGCAACGCGATCCAGAACCCTCTGGTTGGCACCGCCAACAAGGCAGCCGCGGACATGATGCGCTACGCTGCAGAATTCGGGATGACGCCCAGTGCCAGGAGCAGGATCGCGGCCGCGCCGCCAGAAAATGGGGGAGACCCCGCCGACCGCTTCTTCGCCTGATCGCACGCTGGCTTATGCCAAGGCCGTCGTGTCAGGCGAGACTATCGCCGGGCCGCATGTTCGCAACTCTTGCCAAAGGCACATCGCGGACCTGAAGCGCAAGGATGGCATCTGGTTCGACCAGACGGCCGCCAATCATGCCTTTGCCTTTTTCGAGGAGGTACTGAAGCTTTCCGAAGGCCAGTTCGAGGGCCAGCCTTTCCAGCTGGAACCAAGCCAGGCCTTCATCATCGGTTCGCTATTTGGCTGGAAGCGCAAGGATGGCAGGCGCCGGTTTCGCCGGGCTTACATCGAACAGGGCAAAGGTAACGGCAAATCTCCGATTGCCGGCGGCATTGGCGTTTATGGGATGACAGCCTGCAAGGAGGCGGGCGCTCAGATCTATGCGGCTGCCGCCAAAAAGGAGCAGGCCAACATCCTGTTCCGTGACGCGGTAAAGATGGTGCGGCAATCCCCAGCGCTGGCCCGTCGGTTGGAGTTCTCCGGCGGTCCGGGCCGCGAGTTCAACATAGCGCATTTGCCGTCGGGCAGTTTCTTTCGCCCGGTGTCGCGCGATACGGGCAAGACAGGGTCAGGCCCTCGACCTTACTTTGTATTAGCGGACGAGGTCCACGAGCTACCGGACCGCTCTATTATCGAAATGCTGGAGCGCGGTTTCAAGTTCCGCCGCGATCCGCTGCTGTTCATGATTACCAATTCAGGGTCAAACCGAAATTCAGTCGCCTGGGAGGAACACGAACACGGGGTCCGTGTGGCTGCGGGCAATCCCGATGCGGTGCTGGACCCGACTTACCTCGGCCAAGTCATCGACGACACGACGTTCAGCTATGTCTGCGCGCTCGATGAGGACGACGATCCGCTGACTGATCCCAGTTGCTGGATCAAGGCTAACCCGCTCTTGGGCGTGACGATCACCGAGCAGTATCTCTCCGAAGTTGTGGCCCAGGCTAAAGCCATCCCGGGCCAATTGAACGGGATCTTGCGGCTTCACTTTTGCATCTGGACCGATGCCGAAACCGCCTGGATGGCGCGTTCGACGCTGGAACCATTGCTGGCCGAGTTCGATCCTAAAGGGGGACAACCAGTCTGGCTTGGATTGGACCTCAGCCAGAACCGGGATTTGACTGCACTGGCCGGCGTCCAGCGCAATGGCGAAAAGGATGGCAAGCCGTGTTTTGATGCTTGGGTCGAGGTCTGGACGCCGGGCGATACGCTGTCGGCGCGGGTGCTGCGCGACAAGCAGCCCTATGACTTATGGGTCGCTGGCGGATTTCTGAATGCGCCCCAAGGCGAGAACATCAGCTTGCGGCAAGTGGCGCAGGCGCTGGCTGAACTGGACAGCGATTACCGCGTCGAGACCGTGGCCTACGACCGTTATGCGTTTCGCCGATTTGAAGAGGAAGTCTGTGACCTTGGCCTATCGGTCAATTTTGTCGAACACCCACAAGGCGGTACAAAACGCGGTAAACCAAAGGACGGGATGAGCGAAGGACTATGGATGCCAGGCTCACTGCGGCATCTAGAAGAACTGATCCTTGAAGGTCGGATCCGCCTCAAGCGCAATCCGGTGCTGATATCGGCAATGAT